ACTTCCATATATTTTGCGTTTGAAATCCCTATAGGTCCATACTCATAGGACTCCCAAACTGTTCTATCCGTGTATATGTCATGGATACACTTTGCTTTATCGATCAAATATCTGGATTTTCCGTTTCCGGTTCGCTTTATGGTTACCAGTACTTCTCTTGCGTTGTCTGGATGTCTGACACTAACGGGGATCCACCTACTGTCCACATTCGGTTCTTCCTTCCACTCATACAGGCTCTTAACGCAATCATCGCACAGGTCGAAGCCTTCATCTGTTCTTCCGTCTTTTGTCACTGTCTTGATTCCTCCAATGGTATTTCCAAGAACCGAACCTTTCGATTCCATCACCACATTGTTCTCGTAGAACTTACCGCATCTGTCACACTTCTTCGCTTTACTCATTTTTTATCCTCGCTTTTTTCACCGTTTTCTTTGCTGAGTAACTTGTTCTTCATACTTTTTACCTACTCGTCCTGTGGAAATTGGAATACGTTAGTTTTTGCCACGTTTTCAAAATCTATCGGATGACAGTCAAAACGTGATCCCGTACCAGTAAGAAGTATCTCATTCGCTTTACATTGTCCGTATTTCTCCCGGCATATTTCCATATTCTTAACCGCTTCCTCTTTGTTTCGATAACTTCCCATCATGTATTTCACATTATCACAACTAGCAATAATAAGAGTGCTATCTATGTAGAGACATGCTTTCTCATAAGGTAAGTCTATGTATCCGTTCTGACTAATGATTCTCATAGCTAACTCCACCTTTCCGTATTCCATGCGCATATATCGCAAGCCTTAGGACATACATTTGCCTTTATTGCTCTTTTGCACATATCCTCCATTTTCAATTTCCTATCATCCTCAATGTCTTTGGCGAATCCGAGTTTTCTCAGGATTTTATGAATCAGTGATTCTTTTCGCACTTTATTTTCCCCTTTCTTCTTGCCATCACCATGTGCTTTCCACTTTTCTGCAATTCACCATAAATTGAATCACATATTGCTGATATTCCAATGTTTCTCGATGGACTCACAAAATAAATTGCATCCGTCTTTTCCCATGTCCTTGTTGGTGCGTGGTAAAATCTTCCGTCTGCTGTCTCTACCATCGTCTGTTCCTCACATGCTGTAGGTGTGTAGAATTTCACACATATACCTCGTACACCTGATTCACAACATCTGATTTTGTCACCGATATCAAACCTTCTCATTTTCTCTCTCCCCTCCGATACTTCACTTTTCCCTCTTTGATGTATTGCCATAGCTCTTTCCTTAGATTTTTGTCTGTGATGCAGAGAATTTTTCCGGGTTCCGCCACTCTCGTTTCCACGATATATAGATTATCCGGGAATTCTTTCAAATCAACTTTTTCAGCATCTTCCAAATGCATGATGACTATATACACATTCAATAGTTCCAAATGCTCCGCGGTTTTTTCTATGATTTCTTCAAAACTCATTCTTATGTCAGATTTCTCCTTTCCTCATCCATCTTTTCACGTTCCCGATACTCTTCCTCAGTCTTCATTCTCCTTCCATTTCTTCTCGCTGAATTCATCCGGTCCCATGTATGTGTTCCCATCACACTCAACAACTCCACGTCCGTAGTTGTAAGCACATGCTCGGCAAAGAGGGCGAAATCTATTCATTCCCTTGTATTTACCTTTGGTTATCTTAAACACTGCGACATATGGCTTTGATTTGTGATATCTGAAATGAGATTTCATTTCACCGCCGCAACACCAACATTTCTCGTTCATTCCTGTTAGTTCATAGAAATCTTTTGTATAGTCGTGCTAAATTCCACCATACCGAAACGGCTTATCTCTCAGCGTATTCTTCCCTTTCATGTGATTTCTCCTTTTCTTCATCAATCCTCATAGTTCATTACAATTGTAATTACTTTTACAAGCACTTTCTGAATCTGGTCATAAATGTGGTGGTCATCACTGCCAAAGTGAGAATACAGTCTTGCATCTTTTTTTCCTCTATCATAGCAATCTTTCATAAACTCAGAGCAATAGATATCTTTCTCAATGATTTCTCCATATTCTCTCCATACATAAAGAATACGTCCTTCTATCATTTCGTTTACAATATTGTAAGAACGATTTCCGCCATTTAAACACTTGATACAGCAATCAATATATCTAAGTTTGTCACAATATCTATATTCTTTTGCTGTTTCTGCCGTATATCCTTTGAATGACTCTTTTATATGTTCTTCAAAATCTTTCGGAAGGTTGAAAATATCTATTTCAATACCTCTCGGCAATTTAACCATATAACTACTCATAATTCATTCCTTTCTCGACAACCGACTACCGAATGATAATCGGCTGTCCGATTAACTATTTATCCCACGTCAGAAGCTGACACGCTATTGTGCAGTCCTCCATGACTTCATGCTGTTTTTCTGTCTACAAGCATCTTTATCGCATCTTGCGTTTTCATCCCTTTGCGATGTATCCAATAATATAGAGAGCCCCTACTTACCGAGTACATTTTTGCAATTTGTGACAACGTATAACTGCCAGAGTCGATATCATAGTAACGATTATTACGCTTGTTATTTTCCTGCACTTCCATAGAAACCCATCTGCAATTATTTGGCTCATAATTTCCATTATTGTCAATTCTATCAAGTGTCAGGTTCTTCTCGTATCCGTTCTCGTAAGCCCACTTTGTGAATTCAGCAACACTGTTTTTCCACTCATCGCATACAGTTATCCCTCTACCTCCGTAATGTTCATATTCTTTGCAGTTTGGATTGAAGCATCTCTGTTTCATATGACTCCAAGCACTTTGGATTTTAGTTCCTGTCAAACCGTGTATGCGATATCTGTTATGCTTATTTTCCTCATTCCAGCACCCACACGATTTCGTTTTTCCTTTTCTTACCGGATACGAACTTGTTATTATCTCCTTTCCGCAATCACATTTGAACAACCACTTTGCTCCACTGCTTCCTTGCCCAACATAAGATACGGCTGTCAGCCTATTGAATTTCATACCTGTTAAGTCTATAAGACCGGATCTTGGTTTGAATCTACCTTTTTCATCAGTTTCTA